TAAAGATGCACTTGCAGTTATGATGAGTGGTACAGAAGATGAGATGATTGATTTTATAGATCAATTTCGTAAAACATTTAAATCCTTACCACCAGAAGAAATATCATTTCCAAGAACTGTAAGTGATGTTGTAAAGTATAAAGGTCGAAATGCAATCTATGAAAAGGGAACACCCATCCATGCAAGGGGATCTCTCTTGTTTAATCATCATGTAAAAAGACTTGGATTAGAAGGAAAGTATTCTCTTATCGGTAATGGTGAAAAGGTGAAATTTTGTTATTTAAGATCTCCAAATCCCATACATGAAAATGTAATGTCATTCATTCAAGACTTTCCAAGAGAGATAGGCCTTGAAAAATACATAGATTATGACCTTCAATTTGAAAAAAGTTTCCTAGACCCCTTGAAAATTATTTTAGATGTGATACAATGGAATGTAGAAAGAACATCTAGTTTGGAATCTTTTTTCACATGATTGAAGTATTATTACACAATGAACCATACAGGTATATTGAAATGCCTGAATTACTTGACAACGGTAAACCCGATTACCGTATTCAAAAATACAATCAATACACAGGTAGATACAAAGATATGTATCTCTGTGATAATTACATGCAAATGGAAATAGCTATGAATGACTTTGAATATACAAAGTGGCTAGATCCTGCAGGAGTTCCATGTTACATTAAGGAGGAAAACTAATGGATTTGCCTATTGACAAGAAAGAATTAGATACACTAGTCAGATTAACTGGAAGAATGGCTGGTGATGGACTTGGTAAAAGAAATGTAGATGCAGAAAGAATCTACAATAAATTAAGATTAGTCAAAGAAATCATGGATAAACATCCTGATGGGCCTTATAAAAAAATTCTTCGTGAACAACACAATATGGTGATATAATGAGAATAGATAAACATTTTGATCCTGTTAGTAATCTTGAAAAAGATTTGTTGAATGAACTTGAAGGTATCGCACAACAATTAAGAGGTAAGATTACATATACTTCTTATGGAAATAGTCAGGGCAAATCATCTAAAATAGTAACCATTGAATACGACATTAAAGAATAGTATGGATTTTTTAAAAGAAATAGTCAAAGAAATAGGAAATGAATATACGCAGATTGCTTCAGATATTGATGAATCAGAAAACTTCATTGATACAGGATCTTACATCTTTAATGGACTTATTAGTGGGTCTATTTTTGGGGGCATGTCTAGCAATCGTATTTCTGCCATTGCTGGTGAGTCAAGCACTGGTAAAACTTATTTTTCACTTGCTGTCGTTAAGAATTTTCTGGATACCAACCCTGATGGGTATTGTCTTTATTTCGATACTGAAGCCGCCGTCAATAAAGGATTATTACAATCTCGTGGAATTGATCTCGAAAGGCTCGTTGTTGTCAATGTGGTAACGATTGAAGAGTTTAGAAGTAAAGCTCTTCGTGCGGTTGATATATATTTAAAGACAGAGGAAGATAATCGCAAACCTTGTATGTTTGTGTTAGATTCTCTTGGTATGCTCTCTACTGAAAAAGAAATTAGAGACGCATTAGATGATAAACAGGTTCGTGATATGACCAAATCACAACTTGTCAAAGGTGCATTTCGTATGTTAACCTTAAAGTTAGGTCAAGCCAACATTCCACTTATAGTTACTAATCACACTTATGACGTTATCGGATCTTACATACCCACTAAGGAGATGGGCGGAGGCAGTGGACTCAAATATGCAGCCTCTACAATCATATATCTCAGCCGTAAAAAGGAGAAGGATGGAAAGGAAGTCATTGGAAACATTATCAAGGCAAAGACTGCTAAATCACGTTTAAGTAAAGAGAACAAAGAGGTTGAAATACGTTTATACTATGATGAACGTGGTCTTGATCGTTACTATGGCCTCTTAGAACTTGGAGAACTTGGTGGTTTATGGAAGAATACTGCTGGTAGATATGAGATTGGTGGTAAAAAACTGTATGCAAAACAGATATATGCTGATCCAGAAACTTACTTCACTGAAGAAGTAATGCAGGCTTTAGATGAGACTGCACAAAAACATTTTAGTTATGGTGGTTAACTTATGGATAGAGTTGAACTCACAATTCTACGAAATCTAATTTATGATGAAGAGTATATACGTAAGGTTATACCCTTCATTCAACCAGATTACTTTGAAAATGCACAAGAAAAGGTTATATTTGAAGAGATTGCAAAATTTATAGTTAAGTATGACAAACCAGCCTCGCAAGAGGTTTTGTCTATTGAGATAGAAAAAAGATCTGATATCAATGATTCACAGTTTAAAGAGATTGTAGAGCTTGTTTCTTCCCTAGATAGACAGGTTGTGAATTTTGAATGGTTGATTGACACTACAGAAAAGTGGTGTAAAGATCGTGCGATATATCTTGCTTTGATGAAGTCTATTAAGATTGCAGATGACCAAGATGAAAAGAAAAATCGTGATGCCATTCCAAATATTTTGTCTGATGCATTAGCCGTCTCATTCGATAATCACATAGGACATGACTATCTCCAAGACTATGAAGAAAGATATAGATTATATCACCAAAAAGAAGAAAAAATACCCTTTGATCTTGACTACTTTAACAAAATTACGAAAGGTGGTTTACCTAATAAGACTCTTAATGTCACGCTTGCTGGTACTGGTGTCGGGAAGTCTTTATTCATGTGCCATCTCGCTAGCTCCGTGTTGTTACAAGGGAGGAACGTACTCTATATTACAATGGAAATGGCAGAAGAGAAGATTGCTGAGCGAATTGACGCAAACCTCTTAAATGTACCTATCCAAGAGATAAGTGAATTACCTAAAATGATGTTTGATAGTAAGGTTTCAAGCCTTATGAAGAAGACTCAAGGTACATTAATCATCAAAGAGTATCCAACTGCATCAGCACACTCAGGTCATTTCAAAGCTTTACTTAATGAACTTGCATTAAAGAAGTCATTTAGACCAGATATTATATTCATTGATTATTTAAACATATGTGCATCATCCAGATACAGAGCCAACAGTAATGTCAATTCTTACTCGTATATCAAAGCGATTGCAGAGGAACTTCGTGGTCTTGCCGTCGAGTCGAACCTTCCGATTGTATCCGCAACTCAAACTACTCGTAGTGGTTACGGTAGTAGTGATGTTGATCTTACCGATACCTCTGAATCATTTGGTCTTCCTGCAACTGCTGATCTTATGTTCGCTCTTATATCTACTGAAGAACTGGAAGGCCTCAACCAAATAATGGTCAAACAGTTAAAGAATAGATATAATGATCCTACAATATATAAAAGGTTTATCATAGGTATTGATCGTGCAAAGATGAGATTGTATGACGTAGAACAAGTTGCACAACAGGATCTAGTTGACAGTGGACAAGAAGAGGAGTATGATAGCCCTGAAAGCAAATTCAAATCCAAATTCGCCGAGATTAATTTTTAATGAAAAAACAAGTTGACTTTTCTAAGTATGCTCTATTCGTGGATGGTGTCACATCCAATCCCAGTAAAGATTATAAATCTTTTATTGATGCTCTTGAATATCTTGACGGACAAGGTTCCAATATTCATAGGCTTCTTACTGCTGCCGTTGGAATTAATGCTGAGGGTGGTGAATTTATGGAGATCGTTAAGAAGATGGTTTTTCAAGGTAAACCTTGGACAGATGACAATCGAGAGCATCTTATTATTGAGTTGGGTGATGTTATGTGGTATGTGATGCAAGCCTGTTCAGCACTTGAGATATCATTAGAAGATGTTGTCGCTGGAAATGTAGAGAAATTAAAGAAGAGATATCCAGGCGGAGAGTTTGATGTTTATAAGTCAGAGAACAGATCTGCTGATGATAGATAAATAAAGGGAAGAACATCCCCAAAACAAATGTTTAATGTTACTGACACCAAAGTTTCAAATATATTATTGAATATTACATCTGTTCTTACTAGTGAAGATTGTAATTATTTTGAATCACTTGAAGCATTAAGTATGAGTTCAAGTGATAGATCCACTATAGTTATGACATTATCTGTCGCTGTGCCAGCAGCAAAAAGATGGATAACCCTTAATAGTATTGCTGAAAAATTAGGAGAAAAAAAATATACTGGATCTAAAAGAAGATATAATATTACGACTGAAGAAGAAAAAAAACCATATAGAGTAGATGTGGCTTTAGGTTTTAAAGGTGATGATGCTAAGAAAGTAGTAAGAATAATAATTAAATCATCTAGTGGTGGTTCTGGTGGTGGTGCTAACATAACAGATATAGCTGAATCTGCACAATGTTTGTATGCATCTCTCGCTTTTAATGTGTATGGTAGGAAGTTGAAAGATTTTAGGGAAGAAAAAATATCAGCAAAAGATTTTGTAGAAGCTCAAAAATATATTCAAGTTACATCTACTCTTGAGGAAATGACAAGTTTAGATCCAGATTGGAAAAAATCTTCTTTTAATATTACAAATATGTTATATACTCAATTTGGAGGCACTAAAGGAGAATATCAATTTCATAGAGGAATAGGTATTGATGCAATAATAAATCAAGGATATAAGATAGTTAAAAAAGATTCTACTAGTGATGTATCTGTTCCACAAGATGAGAATAAATGGAATCCTGCTGATATATGGATGGTTCGTAAAGGTTTTGATTATGATACTTTTAAATTATCTTTTGCAAAAGGTCGTGTATTAAATTTTAATTCAGAGTTGTTAAAACAATATACTGAAAAAAATTTAATAGGTATATCTCTTAAAAAAACTCCAAGTGGTGGTACATTGAAACCAATTAATATAAATTCTTATGCTGAACGTGGTCTTAAATGCAAATACGAAGGTATAGTTAAATTTAGTAAATGGTCAAAAGATCTATATTTTGGTTTAGGAGATGGAATAGAAATACAGTATAGAAATTTTAGTGGAACGAGTGGTAGTTTTCAAGGTGAACTAAAAGGAGTTGGCGCAGCTGCAGGAAAAATAGGTGGTAAAGATTCAAAAAATCTTGTGGGTATTGGAGAGGGATTTAATAATGTTCAATCTTGGCAAGATTCTGGTGACACAGGAAAAACTAATGCTATATCGAGAGCTTTATATGCTAGTATGAAGGAATTTGATTTACTAAAACCTGGCGATGAAGAGGCTTCTATAGTAGGTGAGATTGCAAATGGTGGTGAAAATCTTAAAAAAGATGATACAAGATCATACAGGTATGCTAAGACCCTTGCTTTTAATATAGCTCGTGCATTTGAACAATTAAAAAAAGTAAAAGTTGGAAAAGAAACTGCAGCAGATGAGGCTGCAAGAGACATTTATCTTTATGCTAGTTCTCAAACACCTGTATCTGCAGTTCATATGAAAGCTTCAAATTAAATGGCAAAAAATACTCATTTAGAACATCTTGAAGATGATATTGTAAATCAGGGAAAGACTGGCGGTTTAAATGCTATAAAAATGTTACGTGAACTTGGTAAAATGTTAACAGAACCCACTTCATCTGTTAGAATTACTACAAAGTGGGATGGAGCTCCTGCGATAGTATGTGGAACTGATCCCATTACAGGATATTTTTTTGTTGGTACTAAATCTGTTTTCAACAAAACAAATCCAAAGATAATGTATTCAAAAAATCAAATTATAAATGAGTATCAAAATCAGCCAGGCGTTTCAAAAATACTAAAAGATTGTTTAACATATCTTCCATCACTAGGTATATCTGGTGTTGTGCAGGGAGATTTTCTTTTTACTTCAGAATCTAAATCTACAAAAGAAATTGGTGGAGAAGAATGTATAACTTTTCAACCCAATACAATTACATACGCAGTTCCAACTGGAACTCCTATGGGTGATCAAGTTAAATCATCTAAAATTGGAATAGTATTTCATACCGCATATGATGGGGATAGTTTATCTAATATGAACGTAAGTTTTGGAGTTCCTACTATGAATAGTAACTCTGATGTATCTGTATTTTCCTCTACATTTACTGATGCAACTGGTATGGCTACAATGAATCAATCGGAAATGAGAAATTATCATGCCGCAGTTAATAAAGCAGAGGGATCTTTACGACAAGCGAGTGGATTTTTAAATGAGATAAAAGAATATGGTGAGGGTAGATTTATGATGAATATGTTATTTAAACAATACATGAATAGTTTTATACGTCAGGGCATTGCAATTACTAATGCACAGAGTGTTACTGATGGGTTTATTAATTTTTATTTGAATAAATTACAATCAGAAATTGCAAGTAAAAAAACTAAATCTACACAGGATAAATATATAAAGATACAAAAAGATGGAATTCAGTTTCTTAAAAACAATTCAAGACCTTTGTATTTTACTGTTGCTTCTTATATGAATTTAGTTATTGCTAAAGAAATGATTATTTCTAGATTAGAAAAAGTTAAAGACATAAAAACTTTTTTAAAAACTGATAATGGTTATGAAGTTACTGCACCAGAGGGATTTGTAGCTATTTCTTCTGGAAACGCACTAAAATTAGTTAAAAGAAGAGAATTTAGTCGTGCCAACTTTACCGCAGCCAAAGACTGGGAAAAAGGATGAAATCATTTTTACAATTTATTTCTGAAGCGGAAACGCAAGCGTCATCTCAAGCCAAAAATATGGGTTTGAGTAGTG